GCCAGGATTGACTTAGACTTTTGGGACCTTCTATAAGAAGTTCAATCTCTGCTGGATTGTTGGTGTAGGCAATCATCTTCTCTCTCCAATTTAACATTGGATCTCCGTTAAGAGTTGGATCAAATTCTTCGTCGATGAATTCACTCATTTTTCTATTTGTTTTAGGATTAGGTAAGCAACACCAGTGATGATGATAACGATTAGAATGTCAATCATCGAGTCCCTTCAGTGCTTCTTTTTCTGATTCGTAGATGTTAGGTTCAAACATAAACTTGAGTCCGGTGACAATCTCAGGGAATAACCATTCCTGTGGACTTCCGCAGTTCTTCCAGTTTACTGGTTGTATGCAGTTTAGCACAACTACGTTGAAAAATGAAGAGATATAGATCCAAGACATCAAAAGTTTACCCACCTTTCAATCCCCTCTTCTTCATCTCTTCCTCAATATTTACCAGAACTTGTTTCTTTGCCAACATAGTTTTCTTATACTGAACTCGTTCATCATAGATTCTTGTCACCAACTCAGGCATGAATCCCACTTCATCCTTACGATACTGAGCACCATTAGCAGCAACTGCATAATCTTCTGGGGATGACAAATCTGCCTCTTTGAGGATCATCTTCTCAACGTCGGTGTTGGGGTGCTTTCTATCCACCAGAGTCTCAGGAGAGACGTTCAGGAACCTAATCAGGGAGGGATAAAGAGAGTTAAGGTCAAAGGACATCACCCAGTCATAAGCACCCGGCACAGGTTCTTTCACATAAGCACCGGCAAACTTATCGTTCTTATCTGTTCTAACGGTTGGTGCGAGAACAATGTTTTTCTTCCGAAGATAGTTATAGATAATCACATCCCAGAGACGAACCTGTGCGAAGGTGTCAGCATAGTTTACGTGGGCGTCATATGCCATCAAGATCACCAAGTCAATCAGTTTCATCTTCTCTTCCATTCGGTCGACAAGATCAACGTCAACCAGGTTATAGTCAACAAACTTAATCCACCCGTGAGTGTAGAAGTCCTTAAAGGTATCAAACTCAGAGTGATCTAGTTTCTTCTGACCTAACTCAATCTCAGCAATCACATCAAGACGATAAGATTCTCTGTTGGTGAATGTGAACTTCTTATAGATGTCGAGATAGTCAAGAATCGTAACACCAGCAATGTCAAACTTCTGTTGTGTTCTTCCGTGTTGTTCGATCTCTTTACAGGAGACAAGTCCCCAGGGTGATAATCTTTTCTGTGCCTTCTCGCCTAGAACCTTCTGAATGCGATTACAAAGGTAAGTGATGTCAAACAAATCTACGTTCCAACCTGTAATCACTTCAGGTTCAACTGATTCCCACCAAGCAACAAAAGATTCCAGAAGATGATATTCGTTGTTACAAAGAATGTATTCAACGTCATCCCTGGTGGGAGTATAAGGACGAGAACCAAAGGTAATCATCTTCTTTGTTTTGAAGTTCTTAAGAGTAATCAGAAGCACTTCTTCTTCTGCAAGAGCAGGTTGTGGGAAACCATTCTCAGCAGAAGTCTCAATGTCAAGAGACCAGAGTTTAATCTTATCGATATCATACTCAATGTTCTCATCATAATCTTTGGAGAGATACTGATAAACAAACCTCTCCATTCCATAAACCTTAGTACCATCAACACCAGAGTAAGTGTCAATAAACTGACGGCACTCTTTTATACTCCCAGGTTTGATGGGAGAAACATATTTACCTTCGAGTGTTTGATACTCTGTGGGTTTTGGAGAAGGAAGAAAGAGGGTTGGTTTGAATGGCACTCTCTCTTTGAAGTGGCCACCTAAAGCGTCGTCCCATCCTCTGACGATGATGTTATTGCCATACTGGCGTGAAAATGTATAAAAACGCATCAGTTAGAGAGTGTCATGTTACGAAGGGATGTTAGATAATCTAACACATCCTCACGAATCGACATAAGTTCCTCATAACAATCTTGGTTATAAGCACATTCACGAAGTTTGGGATCTGGTTTTAAGACCGACTCAGTAAAGAGAGTCAGTCCATCCAAATACTTACGTTTCTGTGTATCGAGGTTCGTACTCTTCATCGTCAAGAATGGTGTCTTCGTTCAGTATAACAGACTTTGGTTCTGGATTCAAGTCTTTCATCGTCTTACCAATTTTCTTAAGATAAGCATCAATTATATCTTGTGTTGCCGAACAGTCTGTTAATAACGTGTCAGAGTTTAGAAGAATGTCAGTTTCGTCTGTGTAAAGTGGCCACTTTGTTAGGGTCACTTTTGCTTTACCAGACAGGGAAAATGGGTTAGTCAGATGAACTCTTGGTTCGTACTCCATGATTTCACTCTGACCAACAACATAAGTTCCGTCCTTAAGAAGAAATAGAACTATGTTCATTCTGCTGTCTCTTCCACAGGTTCGTCAGTTGCAGTAGGTGTTTCTGCTAATTCATCACTGGGGTGAACAACGGCGTTGTAACGTTCAGCCACATTTGGAAGTGGTTCCAGGATGGATACAATATGATCTGCACGAATTGCGTATTCTGTTTCACCAGAAACTGGGCAGGGATTATGGAATCCAACGTTTAGTTGACCCTCTTCGTTACGCTCGTAACTAACAACTTGAGGGTTGTTTAACCAGTAGGCAACAGTTTCGCCTGTTTCTTTATTTTCTACTTGTTGGACATCAGCAACGTAGTGGTTGTTTACTGAATCAATGAGAACTTTTACTGCCATGATTTTAGATGGGTTTGCAATAATAAAGGATGGATACATTATAGCACCCATCCTCGTTATTTATTAGCTGATTGGAAGGACCTTACGTTGTTGAGCCTCTGGAACTTCTTTACGAAGCTTGATTGTCAGAAGTCCATCAACATAAACAACATCATCAATTGCTACATCGTCAGCTAACTGCCAGTTACGGGCAAAGGTTCGTTGTGCCAGTCCACGATGTGTGTACTCGCGATCATCAGAACCCTCACGACGGGTTGAGACAGTTAGAACACCACGGTGAGTGGCAACTTCGATTTCATCACGGGAGAAACCAGCCAGTGCAATCTCTAGCTCTGTGGTTTCCTCTCCTGTTTTGATGATGTTATAAGGGGGATAGTTTGTGGCTGTACTGTCAGTCAGTGCATCCAGTCGGCTGAACATTGACTCCAAGCCAATGCCAACGGGGGAATATTTTTCCCAACGTGCGAGGTTGTTCATTTGAACTCCTAAGAAGCGAGTGTATAAAGTGTGAACCCTTTCGGCGTCCACACTGTTAATTTATCAGAGTTTAGGAGTTGGTTATAGGGGGGAAACCCTACCTCTTACTACCAATTGAATATTTTGGAATCAATTCCCACTCCACTTTCTCTCTATGGGGGAGGATTTTGATTTGATTGATTGGTGCTAAGTCTTCGATTGCTTCTTCATTGAGAACACCAACCAATCCCCACTCAGAGAGAAGTTTGGTAATTCGATTTCTTCTTTGAATGTCATTCTCAGAGAAGTCAGATGTCTTACCATCAAGCAAGAACAACTCTTTGAAGTGCACAATAAAATATTTACCTTGCTTATGAAGGATATGACAAGATTGATAAAGTTTCTTCTCTCCTCTTGAAGCAACACCAATTCTTGTCAGTGTTTCTCTTACTTTGAGAAAGTCGTCTGGGTGATTCAAACGAACTTCCACCATGTCTCCAGCACACCACGTATCCATGATTACAGAATAATTTATAATTATTTATAAAAACTTAATCTGTGGTGATTTCTTTTTGGTACGCTTTAAGTTTGAACTTTAGTTTCTCATACTCATCCCACATAAACTCAGAACCAGTTTCTTTCTGATAAGAGTTACACGCTTGAATGAGTTGGTGGATGTCGTCTTCTTTGAATTGAATCATGGTTACCAACCAGTGGGGGGTGTGACTTTGTAATACTTCATGGTGTGCCAATAACAATCAGTCAGACGTAAGTCATCATAAGAGTTATTTTCCACATAAGGATTTAGTCCAGTAAACTCAGCACAATATTCAACAACATGCTGAGGTACTTGGACTTGTTGCCAGTAAACTGGCTCTTCGATGTAAACTGGAATCATCTCTTGACTGGCCATGTCAGTTCCATTGTAACACACAACAGAATGACAAAGCCAAAAACGAAGAAACTTGTCACTCAATGTAACCTTTACTTTCTAACCATTCGCGAGTCATCGGAGTTGGTTCGTAAGTTTCCCACATTGGGACTCGAGCTCGACAAGCATTTAGGGCACTTACTGTCATGTCTTCAGTTTTGCCTGCCCAAATGGCTTCCTTCTCCCATGGAATAACATTAGGAGTGGCAGCATAAACTCTCTCAGTGTATTCTTGCCAGAACACTGGAACTTCTGCAGGGTCCACGATAATAGCCAAGAAGCTGTTATCAAGGGTGCCAGCCATACAGTCCTGAGCAACATGCCAACCTTCATGTCTGGTGACTGAGATAAGTTGAGCGGCATCACCCATTCTTCCATCGTTCAGGAAGAATGTGTTACTCACAGTGTCATAAACACCACGATTGTTGGGGGGGAAATACTTATCAGGTGCGAGAAATACATCCACACCAATTCTGTTGAGTTCATTGAGAAGTTGACTAAACTCACCTGAAACCAAACTGTAATCTGTATCTGGGTAAACTCTCTGTAAATCAGAAACACTGGTGAGTTTGATTACACCATCAGTACACTCACGAAGAATCATACAACCCAAAGAATCCAGACTGTTGTAAGAACGAAGTTCTTCAGATTCAACAGCCTGGACAGGGGAGATTGTAAACGCCACAGCTGCCAAAGCAGCACTCATAATCTTTTTCATTAATTTAAGGTAGAACCAATGTTATTTATTTATCAACCACCATCGACCTGGCAACCAATTAAGGCACCACCGATTATACCTGTGGGAATTGACCATATCCAATTCTCTTGGGTGGCAGCGGCTCCACCAATTGCACCCCCTCCAAGTCCACCGAGGAGTGCACCTTCGATACAGGAGTTGTCGTCTGTGTTGCTAGTGCTAGGTGGATTATAATTACTGCCACCATTGTAGCTAGAGTTACGGCAAGGAACGCGAACCCTTTCATTGTTTCGTCTCACATAACCTGGGCTATTTCTTGTCCCAGGAACATACTCTTCACTATAGACTGTTTTGTAACAGTCTGTCTGTTGGGTTCCACCACTTTCTCTGTAGTCAGCAAGTGCAGGTGCACCCATAGAAAGAAGAAGTGGGATGGCCATCAATGACTTAAACATAGTCACCTCCTAATAACATACTCATCTTATATTTATTTGCCGCCTTTGTCAAGTGTGGTCTTTATCTGTGCCAGTTGTTCAGGTGTCAGAATCTCAAGTGCCTGAAGTGCCTTCTCTCTTGAGTATTGATAATAAGTTTGCACTAACTCCAGGTTTGGTGGGTCTTCAACTTTCTTAGGGAACCCAAACCTTCTACCCTTACGAACAGCATTGTAATAGAAATCATACTGCAACTGTGGTGACAGTTGGTGATAGTGATTCATCTGTTCTGCGATTAGGATGGTATCAATGTGCATCGCGAATGCTCTGTTAGTTAAGAACGGAACATAACCAGATAAGTCAGTCTCAAAGGACTTCTGGTTCACACTCTTAACATAATCAAAGGGTGACTTCTTACTCACTTCCAGTCTGCCTCCATCATCAACTCAGTGGCAAGTGCCAGGAGAGTGATAGTAGGGTCTGCACCGTGTCCGATGCGAGAACTGTATTCACCAAACTTCAGGACTGACATAGCCTTACCCTGACCTGTGAGGTGTGGTTCAATGGCAGAATAGAGTTCTCTCTCTACCTGACGGGGGTGAAGTGTGGAGTTATTGAACATCCAGTCACGAACTTCGTTCCATCGTTTGGCCTTCATGTGCTCCACCACAGCCTCAGCTGAGACCGACATAATGTCGTTGGAGAGTTTACCATCAGAGATTTTACCTTGAATGGTGTTTAGAACTCCACGCCAGTCTGGGGCTTTGGCCATAATGAACTTACCCAAAACTTTGATGTCAAACTCAACATCATTGGCCTTCAGGATGCCAATAATTCTTTTGAAGAACTGACCGGAGAGTTCCTTACGAATCTCTGCAGAATTAACAGCAAAGTCAAACACAGTGCAACGACTGTGGATGGCATCGATGATGTTGTGGGGATAGTTACAAGTTAGAATGAACCTGCAGTGATTCTGAAACTCCTCAATAAGAGCACGGAGGGCCTTCTGTGAGTCCTGAGTGAGGTTATCTGCCTCATCTAACAGAACAACCTTGACACCACCATACATCGAAGAGCACGACGCGAATTGGGCGACCGTGTTCCTGATGTCTCCAATCCCGCGGTCAAGAGAAGCGTTAACAAACAGAAGATCAGCGTCAATCTCGTTACAAAGCGCCCGAGCGACTGATGTCTTTCCGACACCTGCGGGGCCCGCAAGAATGAGGTTTGGGAACTGCTTCTCTTTAACATAACCAAGGAAGGAATCTTTCACAGAAGTGGGAAGGATGCAATCTTCCACACTCTTGGGTGAATACTCTTCCACCCACAGGAATTTCTTATCACTCATAATCAATAGTTGGGGTGTTCGTTGTTGATGAAGTGATTCTTAAGAACTTCAATTCGTTCCTCTTCGTGAGCAATCGTGTCAAGTTGATCTTGAATGGCAGCGAGAACATCAGGGTGTTCACCAATACCAACAGGATTATGAAGGTAAACTTCCACATTCATTCTTGCTTTCTGAATCTTTCCTTCTGACTCAAGTTTGAGGGCGGCCAGGATATCTGACCTTAGAGATGAACAGGACATTAATAAAGATACTCCTCTTGTTCAGTCAGTATAACACAGTCAGAGGTGGGATACGAAACACAGGTGAGGATGAACCCTTCACCCAGTTGGTCATCATCCAGGAAGGATTGCTCTTCCTGATTTACAGTTCCACTTTCGATTTTACCGGCACAGGTGGAACACGCCCCTGCTCTACAGGAATAAGGTATATCTATTCCTGCTTCTTCTGCGGCATCAAGGATGTAATCATCCTCTGCA